GCTGGCGGCCCGGATTCGCCAGACGTGGTGCTCGACGGCGTCGCGATCCACGTAGAAGCCAAACGCGTTGAAGCGTTGCAACTTTACTCAGCGATTGAGCAATCTACGAGCGACGCAGTCGACAAGGTGCCGATCGTGTGGCATCGACGCAACGGAAAGCCGAGCGTCGTGGTCGTTGAGACGTCGCGATTGCTCGAGCTCGCGCGCGAGATTGTGCGTGTCACTTCGGCAGTCAACGACGGCAAATGAACCAACAACGCCAAACCACTGGAAAACAAGTGCAAAACGCATGTGACGCGCAAAAAACGCTAAAAAACAAGGGGTTCCGGAGTACTGCCAGATTGGCTGTAGCGTTTTGCAGCACCAACTTTTGGGGGGGTCCTTCCGGGGGTTGGCATGCCCCCTGCCCCCGGCTGCGAACTCCCCCTGTGCGTCGACTCACTCCCGAAATGCCCCTAAAATAGGGACTTATGGCTCGCCCAAAGTCGGCTGATCCCGTCGCCAGCCGCGATCAGAAGCGTCTGGCCGACGTCGAGCGGTCCCGCGAACGCACTCGGAAGGGCAGCGACATCGGCGAAATCCCGCCGGTTCTCAACCGTACACGCCGCGATTCGTGTGGGAAAAACTTGCTACTTTTTCTTACCACGTACTTTCCCTACTCAACCGGCCTTTCTCCCTTCAGCCCCGATCACGAACGCGTCATCAGCCGCATCGAAGACTGCTCAACGCGCGGCGGCCGGTTCGTCAACGCGGTCTACCGTGGCTTTGCCAAGAGCACGATTTCCGAGCTCGCGCTGTTGTGGGCCGTGCTCTACGGCCACCGCTCATTCGGTGCGATCTTCGCGGCCGAGAGCGACCTCGCCGCGAAAGCCATCAACTCCATCCGCACCGAGCTCTCCGACAACGACCTGCTCTACGAAGACTTCCCCGAAGTGTGCCACGCCGTGCGTGCCCTGGAGGGCAAAGCCCAGCGGTGCAACTCGCAGACGCACGCCGGCAAGCGAACGCACATCCAGTGGAAGAAAGACACGCTGGTGCTCCCGCACATCGACGGCTCGCCGTCGAGCGGTGCGATCATCATGAGCCGCGGGCTCACCGGATCGATTCTTGGGCTCCGCTGGAAAACTCCTGACGGCCGGCAGCTGCGGCCCGACGTCTGCATCGTGGATGACCCGCAAACGCGTGAGAGCGCCCGCAGCCCGGTGCAGTGCCAGGCCCGCATGGAGATCCTGCTCAAGAGCGTGATGAAGCTTTCCGGCCACACGACCAGCATGGCCTGCGTGGTCAACGCCACGGTGATTGAACACGGCGACATGGTCGACCAGCTGCTCGACTCCGGCAAACATCCGGCGTGGCAGGGTGAGCGGATCCCGATGGTGCGGCATTGGGCAACGCGGCACGAAGACATGTGGCTTGAGCAGTACGCGACGCTCCGGCGGACGTTCGCGAAGGACGTCGTCGGCGACCAGGCCCGTGCCCACCGCGAGGCCAACGACTTCTATCTCGCGCACCGGGCCGCTATGGATGACGGCTGCCTCGTCTCGTGGGAAGCGTGCTTTGACCCTGAGCGAGAGCACAGCGCGATCCAGCATGCGTACAACGCGTACCTCGACGACGGTGCGAGCGTGTTCGCGAGCGAGTTTCAACAGGAACCAATCCGCGACGAGGGGGCGGCCGCAGGGATCTCGGCCGAAGAGGTCCGCGGTCGGGCGATTCACGTGCCGCGGTGGCTGGTGCCCCGCGGGCTCGACACGCTCACCTGCTTTGTCGACGTCCAGAAGGAGTTGCTCTACTGGGCGGTCGTGGCGTGGGGCCACCAGTTCCGCGGCCACGTCGTGAGCTACGGCACCTACCCCGACCAGGGCCGCGGCTACTTCTCGCTTCGCGACGCCAAGAAGACGCTATCCCGTGCCCACGGCAACAACGTCGAGGCCGCGATCCACGCCGGCCTCGAGGCCGTGGCCGCCGAGATCCTCGACCGAGAGTTTGCCCGCGAGAACGACGACGCCGTGCTTCGCGTCGGCCAGCTGTTCATCGACGCCAACTGGGCACAGACGCAGGGCGTGATCCGCGACTTCGCCCGCCGCTCGAGCTACGGCCCGCGGGTGCTGCCGACGCACGGTCGGTTTGTGGGGGCCAGCGGCCAGACGATCAGCGACAAGGCCCCCGACCGCGGCGAGAGGATCGGCGCCAACTGGCGGACCAGCACGATCGGCAAGCAGCGGCACGTGCTCTATGACACGAACGCGTGGAAGACGTTCCTCGTGGCCAGGCTGAAGCTACCGGTCGGCGATCCGCAGGCCCTGACCATCCACGACGGCAGCCACGACATGCTTGCGGACCATCTCGCGAGCGAGGTGCCGGTGCGTGTGGAGAGCAAGATGCGACAGTGCGACGAGTGGAAGCTCATCCCGGGCCGCGACAATCATCTGCTCGACTGCGTGGTCGGTGCCGCGGTGGCCGCTTCGTTCTCCGGCATTTCGGCCGTTGGTGCCGAATCAAAGGCAGCCGCACCGCGGAAGGTGATAACGCGCGAGGATCTCGCGGCCCGCCGGGCTGCCCTGCTTGCGAAGATGGGTAGGTAGTCCGCTATTTGGACAGTGCAGATGCCGTGGCAGTCTGATGGTGGTTCCGCTTACCCCACCAGAAAGGCACTCACCATGCGTTTTCTCGCCCTGCTCCTGCTCCTCACGCTTTCGTCCGCCGCCGTGGCCGACACGAACGTCTACGCTCGCAAGGTCTTGATCAACTCTGCCCAAGATCACGCCCAGGTGCTCGCCCGACGTGGCACGCTGGTCCACAGTCACTGCGGCCAGACAGAAGGGATCGGAATGGGACCGACCGCAGAGTCGGCCAGACGCAACTGCTGCTACTTCGGCAAGCGGCAGATCGTTGAGGAAGGCGTCGCCTACTCGCCAGCCACTCGCAAATGGTTCGCCGTAATTCGCTACCGGTGACCCTTGCCGCCCGGCGGCAAGGCATCGCACTGATAAAGCGACCAGCCAGCCCCGCCGGGCGGCATTCTGTTTTCGGTTGATTGCTTGTGACGCAATAAACGAGAAATACCATGCCGCACGCGTTCATTCGTTTCCGACTGCCAGAAGAGCAGTCGGAGTTTGAAACTGCCATCCAGGGCGGCCGCGCGAGGTCCGCGCTGTGGGACATCGATCAGGCGTGCCGGTCACTGCTCAAGCACGGCGAGCCGACGCCAGACGAGCGGGCTCTTGCAGAGCGCATCCGAGCCATGATTCCGGCTGAGTTGCTTGAAGGTTAGCACGTGAACAATGGTACACTCAGTGATAGCGGGTGGTTCCGCTTACCAGAGGTGCCAATGGCCGCAGCCGACGACATTCTCGCCGCTCTCGCCGCAAATATCGCGCAGCCGCAGCGTGCACGCACAGACGCTGGCGAGGTTGAACAGCATCAGCTTGACAAGCAAGTCATCGCAGCCAGGTTCGCGATGCAAATGGCTGCCGTGAGCCGTTCGCCGTTCAGGGCACTGCGGTTTGCCCAGGTCATGAGCCCAAACGCCAACGGCAACGCCGATCCGGCGACCGCAGCAGCGATCTATCCACCGCCAGGTGTGGATGGCCTCCCGGGGTATCCGTCGCCGTGAGCATTTTCGGCTGGTTCTCAGGCGCGAAGAAAACCTCACCTGAACCGGTGAAGGCCCGGTACGACGCCGCACAGACCACGCCGCTCAATCAGCGGCACTGGGCGCAGTCAGACTGGCTGTCGGCCGACGCGGCACTTCACCCCGGCATCCGCCGCACGCTCCGCGTCCGCAGCCGCTACGAGGCCGCCAACAACTCCTACCTGGCCGGAATGCTATCCACGCTGGCAAGCGACATGATCGGCACCGGCCCGCGTCTGCAGCTTGACATCAAAGATGCCGACGACGACAAGCTGAAGCAAGTTGAGCGTGCCGTCGAAGACTGGATGAACGCGATCGACCTCCCCGGCAAGCTGCGGATCATGCGGCGTGCTCGAGCGACCGACGGCGAAGCGTTTGCCGTCATGCAGACCAACCAGATGCTTGACGGCGTGCAGCTGGACATCAAGCTCATTGAGGCGGACCAGGTCGCCAACCCGACCTGGATCCTTGAGCTCGGTGCCATTGACGGTCTGCGTCTCGACGACGCCGGCAACGTGGTCGAGTGGCACGTCATGCGGCATCACCCAGGATCGCTTACGTGGGCCAGCAACCTTGGCGACTGGGTGCCGGCCGATCGCGTTCTTCACTGGGCTCACAAGGTTCGCCCCGGTCAGCACCGCGGCGTCGGCGAGGTCGTGCCGGCCCTTGAGCTCTTTGCCATGCTGCGGCGTTACACGCTGGCCACCGTGACGGCGGCAGAGACGGCCGCGGACTTTGCGGCGCTGATTCACACGAACACCCCAGGAGCTGACGGCGGCGGGGCTGAAATGCCAGCGTGGGAGACCATGCCGATCGTCCGCGGCACGATCATGTCGTTGCCCGACCAGTGGGATGCCACGCAGCTGAAACCTGAGCACCCAACGACGACTTACGGCGAGTTTGAGAAGCGACTGATCAATCAGATCGCAAGGGCTCTTGATATGCCGTACATCGTGGCCGCGATGGACAGTAGCGCCGCAAGTTACTCAAGCATGCGTGGCGACTATCTCGTCTACCGCAAGGCGATCGCGACCCTGCGGGCGGACCTTGAGCGGCACGTTCTTGACCGTCTGCTCGGTGCGTGGCTCGACGAGGCGGCGCTGGTGCCCAAGCTCATCCCAAATGGACTCCCGCCGGTTAGCCAGTGGACCTGGTCGTGGACGTGGGACGGGTTTGAGCACGTCGACCCGTCGAAGGAAGCGAATGCGATGGAGACCGCCCTGCGGACCCATACCACAACGCTTGCCGCGGAATACCAGAAGAAGGGCAAGGACTGGCGGCAAGAACTGAACCAACGGGCACAAGAAATTGCCGTCATGAAGGAACTCGGGTTGTTCGTCGACCTTGAACCCGAAGTGAATTACGGCGGTCAGATGGATCCAAACCAAGAGGCGTGACATTGACTAATCGGAGGACTGCCAAGTGTGGGACTTCGAGGATGTGTTTGACGACGAATCCGACGAAATGGCGCTGATGGAGTTCCTATGAGCAGCAAAAAGACCAAGCACGAGAAGTTCATCAAGGCGTCGCAGCCGCAGCACATGCAGCTTTCGCTGGCGGCCGACTTCACCGTGACTGCCGCGGCCGAGGAAGCCACGCAACCGTCGTTCCGGCTGGTGGCCTACACCGGCGCGCCAATTCGTCAGGCGTGGAGCCGCAACGCCCTGGTCCTCGACCTCGCCGGGATGGATCTCTCAAACCAGTCGATCCCGATCCTGTTTGGCCATGAGGCGTCGCTTGAAAACGTGATCGGCCAAGCCACCAGCGTGTCGAGCGACGGTTCAACGCTGATTGTCGAGGGAATGATCCTCGGCGTGAGCCAGACCACGCAGCAGGTGCTCGAGCTCGCCCGCCGCGGCATGAAGTTCCAGGCCAGCGTCGGAGCAGACGTGGGCCGTATCGAAAACATTCAGGCCGGCGAACGCGTCGCGGTGAACAACCGCGACTTCGCCGGGCCTGTCTCAATCGTTCGGGGTTCCGCACTTCGCGAGACTTCGATTGTTCTGATGGGTGCGGACGGCCGCACCAGTGCTGCAATCGCCGCTGAAGCGGCTTACGAGGAGGTTTCTATGGCGGATCACGCCAACCAGACGCCCGACGAGACGAAGGTCTCGGCGGAAGCCCCGGCGAGCGTCGCCGTGGAGCCCAAGATCGAAGCCGCGGCCAATCCCGCGCCCCAGGAGAACGTGAACATGATCGAGGAACTCAAGGCGGCCGTGAAGGCCGACCTGCTCGCCGAGCTCCGGAGCTTCCGTGCCCCGACCCCGGCGATCCACGTGGCCGAGCCCGTGGACTCCCAGAAGGTCGTGGAGGCGGCCCTGTGCAAGCAGGCTGGTCTGCCGCACATCGACAAGAGCTTCGATGCTCGCACGCTCGAGGCCGCCGACAAGGTGAGCCGCGACGTGTCGATCTCGCAGGTGCTGCTGAAGGCCGCCAAGGCCAACGGCTACACCGGCGGAGAAAGGATCACGCAGTCGAGCGTGATGCCGATGCTGCAGGCGAGTTTCGCCACGCATGACATCAGCAACCTGCTGGCCGCCCTGGTCAACAAGTTCCTGCTCTCCGGTTTCATGGCGGTCGAACGGTCTTGGGATAACATCGCGGCGATTCGCAGCGTGAGCGATTTCAAGGCCATCAACTTGATGAGGTTGAACGGGTCGCTGAAATTCCAGCCCGTGGGCAACGCCGGCGAGCTCAAAGTCGCTGCCGTCAACGACTACAAGCGTTCCGTGAACGCTTCGACGTGGGGCATTTCTACGCAGCTGACTCGGGCCGATGTCATCAACGATGATTTAAATGCCCTGTCGATGGTTCCGCAGCGAATGGGCCGCGGTGCCGCTTTGGCGATGAATGACTCGATCTGGTCGAACTTCCAGACCGACAACGCGACCTATTTCCAGGCGGCTTCCGCCGCGGCTGGTAACGCGCTGTCCTACTCGTCGCTGGAATCGGCCGTCACGGCCTATCGTCGGCTCAACGATCCGGACGGCAACCCGCTGGCCATCGCGCCGCGGATCCTGCTCGTGCCGCCGGAGCTCGAGCCGAAGGCCGTGCAGCTGATGACGCAGTCGGCTCTCATCGTCGGCTCGCTGGGCAGCACGTCCAGCAAGTCGGTCGAGCCGTCGGCAAACGCGTTTGCGGGTCGGTATCGGATCGTCACCAGCAACTACCTGACGTCGTCTTCGACGTGGTGGTTGATGGCCGATGCTGCCGACCTCGCGGCGCTCGACATCGTGTTCTTGAACGGTCAGCAAGTTCCGACGATCGAGCAGGTGCAGGTCGATTACCAGCTGCTTGGTGTGGGTCTCCGCGGGTTCATGGATTTTGGAGTTGTGAAGGCCGAGCCGCTTTCCTGCCTCCGCATGGCCACGGCCTGACCGTTGACGTGACAACTGTGCCCGCCGGCCGGTGCGCCCAAGCCCGGCCGGCGGGATGATCTTCAACAAACATTCCTCGTTTTTAGAAAGTGGGTGATCAAGATGGGTGCTTACTATCAGGACGGTGATCTGATCGACCACACGCCGACCGGCGCTGTGGCGGCTGGCGACGTGGTGCAGATTGGCAAGCTGGTGAGTGTTGCCCCGCGTCCGATCGCGGCGAACACTCTCGGCGCGGTTGCGATTGAGGGCGTGTTTTATTTGCCCAAGCCGACCGGCGCGGGCACGGATTACGCGGCTGGCAGCAAGGTTTACTGGTACAGCGGTGCCGCCGTGACCGGCGTGACCGGTGTTCAGGCCGGCTACACGATTGCCGCTGCCGCGACGACCGACACGTCGGTCCGCGTGACCCTGTTCCCAGGCTCGTGATCTGCCCGGTTCGCTTTAGGGGCCGTGCGGCTTGGCAATCATGCCAGCCGCACGGCCTCGGTGGCTCTATTTGGAGTTCTTTCCTCTGTTGGTAACACGCAGTCATGCAGGATCTCATCTCGCAGGGCGCAGCGTATTTCCGGCAGCAAGCCGACAAGCACCTTTCGGTGCAAGTCGAATATCGCAGCACCGGTTCGCTAGTCCCTGTGTCAGTGCCAGCAATGGTTGGCATGACGCGGCACGACTCGATGGACCAGGCCGGGTCGATCACGCGCATTGAGAGTAGGGACTTTTTCATTTCTACCGACTACCTGTCGGCCGTGCCAAAGAAGGGCGACAAGGTCATCGATCCAGACGGCAACGCGTATGAGGTGTTCGCGCCGTTTAGTACGAACGCTTGGGTGTGGGCGGATCGTCAGCAGAAAATCAGAAAAATTCACACGCAGCTGGTGCCGTGATGCCGTACTTTTCCATTCAATCACCGACGAGCGGCAACGCCACGCAGCTGCAGGGCAGATCGGTGTCGTCCACCGGACCCACCGGCGGCCAGGTGCTGACTTGGGACGGCTCGTCGTGGGCTCCGCTGGCGGGCACCACTGGGCCGACTGGTTCTGCCGGTGCTGACGGCCGCATGATCTACAGCGGCGCTACGGGGCCTTTCTCAGGTCTTGGCCGCAGCGGCGACTACTACATCGATTCCGCCGCCGGGGTGCTTTACGGTCCTAAAGCAAATGGCGCATGGGGCTCTGGCTTACAGCTTCAGACAGGGCAGCAGGGGTCGACAGGGCCGACAGGTGCTGTTGGCAGCACAGGCCCAAGCGGCGTCGGACCAACCGGGCCAACTGGGTCTGTGGGTTTGACTGGCCCCGCTGGCGGTCCGACAGGTCCGACCGGCGCGTCGTCGACTGCACCTGGTCCAACAGGGCCGTCTGGAGCCGCCGCTACAGGTTCCACTGGACCAACCGGCGCTACCGGCGGCATGGATTACTACGCGACTTCCGCCGCCCCGTCGTCCGCCGTTGCTGGTGCCGTTTGGCTGGACACGGACAACGGAAAATATTTTGTGCGTTACGGGACAGCGTGGATCGAGATCGGCGTGCAGGGCCAGGCGGGATCAACCGGCCCGACAGGTGTAAGTGTTGTCGGCCCGACGGGTAGCACCGGAGCATCATCAAGCGTAACTGGCCCGACTGGCGCTACCGGCAGCGTGGGTGCAACTGGTGCTAGTGTTACCGGCCCCACTGGGCCAGTTGGCAGCATTGGCGTCACTGGACCTTCCGGAGGGCCGACAGGGTCGACAGGCCCGACCGGGATCAACGGGGGATTTGATGCCGCTCAATCGCTGAACGCTCAGACTGCCAACTATACGGTCGCTTTATCTGACTCGGGCAAAATGGTGACGCTCAACGCGGCAACTGGCACGCTGACGTTAAGCATCCCGAATAGCAGCGCGGCGAATTTCCCGGTCGGCACGCACATCGATTTCGCGCGGATGGGTGTTGCTGCAGTGCGTGTAACAGGCGCAACTGGAGTGACAGTAAATTCCACCCCCGGGCTAACTCTGCGATCCAGATACTCCGTTGCTACATGCGTGTGCTACTCACTTAACTCCTGGCTTGTGGCAGGAGACCTGTCATAATGAGAGGCAAAGCGGGGTATCTCGGAGCAAACCACAGCAAGGGCTACAACATTTCGGCGCTGGTATATGCTGGCCGCGGATTCTCGCCATATACGATAAATGGTAGGGACGAAGTAGCAGGTCCTCAAGATGTGTTTTTGACGTTAGATGGTTCAAATGTGTTTGTTGCGGACTGGGGCAACTATGTAAATAGATTTTCGTTGCCCGTGCCGTGGCAACTCAGCGGAGTAACCTTTGTTCAGAGTTTCTCAGTTGCGGCACAAGAAGCATTGTTAACAAGCGCATTTTTTAAGCCCGACGGATTAAAGATGTACGTGGCGGGCTTTTCCGGAAACGACATAACTGAATACGCTCTCACATCTGCATGGGATATGAGCACCGCAACGCACATCGGGCAAACAAGCTTGCAGACCAGTTCTCCTCGCGTTGTACGGTTCTCTCCAGATGGCTTGAGAATGTACATACTTCATCGGCTTGCTGGCAGCGGCAGTGGATACGAAGAAGCACGAGTTGCTCAGTACGATCTTGCAACCGCGTGGGATGTGTCCTCAGCGTCACACGTTAGAAATTTTAATTTCCCTAGCGGGTCGACGGGCACTGGTCATCTTCAGCCGTCTAGTTTTACTATGAAGGCAGACGGGGCTTCAATGTTTTACGCTGCCAGTTTTTCACAGAATTTATTTGAATACGAACTAAGCGACCCATGGAACGTCAGCACTGCCACTTATCGCCGGGCAGGATACGTTGGCTATTTGGGTGGGATTTGTTTTGGCAACGACGGGGCGTCGTGCTATCTCGGCAGCTCAATTGGCTTAGACGTTAACGAATACAACTGCGTCTAAGGCGCCAACATGCCGCTTACATTTCCTTCCACTCCATCGCTCAACGATCAAACGACTACGGGCGGCCGCACGTTCCGGTGGAACGGCGAGGCGTGGGAGCTCGTTGGCAGCGGCATCCCGGGCGCCACAGGGCCGGTTGGTGCTGCTGGTCCGACCGGCCCAAGTGGCGGCCCGACAGGTCCCACTGGGGTGGCTGGCGCCGTCGGTCCTACGGGGCCGTCAGGAGGACCGACAGGGCCAACCGGGGCCGGCTCAACCGGCCCCACGGGCGCGGTATCGACTGCCCCTGGGCCGACCGGAGCTACTGGTCCTTCTGTCACAGGTCCGACAGGACCGGCGTCGACAGTGACTGGGCCGACTGGTGCCGGCGGCGGCTCCGGCAACATCGTCGAAGCGACCACGTCGGCGGGATTCCCGGCCACGGGGGCCAGCAGCACGTTGTACCTCGCGACTGATGCAAGTCGCGTCTATCGGTGGTCTGGCAGCGTTTATGTCGAAATCGGGCCGCAGTAATCAGAGGTAATCATGGCACTGAGTTTTCCAGCATCGCCCAGCGTGGGGCAGACATCGACGCAGAACGGCAGAACGTACTCGTGGACGGGGTATGCGTGGGAACTCGTCGCCGCGAGCTCTGGCCTCTCCTGGTCATCGGTGCCAGCGTCCGCGACGGCGACAGGGACGGCTGGGCAGATCGCCTACGATACAAACTACCTTTACGCATGTGTGTCGGCGTCAACGTGGAAGCGGGCTGCGTTGTCAACGTGGGTTCCGTTCACGCCGACTAGCATCGTTGGGCTTCAGTTGTGGTTGGATGCAAGCGATGCGACATCGCTTTTCGACGCAACAAGTGGCGGCTCGGCAGTCGCGGAAAATGGCACTGTCCGTCGATGGCAGGACAAAAGCGGAAATGCGAGGCATGCGATTGAGGCCACAAACGGGCCAACTCGCAAGGCTGGCGTGCAGAACGGTCTTGGAACCCTTGATTTCGACGGAACAAACGACACGCTTCAAATACCCAGCAGCCAGTCTACGTTTGCGTTCCTGCACCAAGCGGCACAGGCGACTGTTTTTGCTGTCTACCGACCGACGTACGCATCGCCTACCGGCAGCGAGTTTCATTCCGTCATTGACACAGGTTCACGCTCCGGGCTTGTCCCCGGCGTGCAGCTTTCCTTGAGTAACGGCGCAGCTAGTGGGCAAGTCGATTGGAGAGTAAACGGCACCGATTTAGGTAACGGGACATTCCGAGTTATTAAGCAGATTGCTGGTGGTTCGCCCAATAACTCATTTTCGTTGCAGTCCGTTGTCACAGACAACAGCAATGCAACGGCGGCTAATCGCGCATTGCTCCGCAGCAATGGTGGCTCTAGCAGCGGCGTTACGGCGGGCTCTCCATACGACCAAGGCGGTGTCTCCACAGGAAATGCGGGACGCAATTTTACGATTTCTGGCGCAGGCACGGCAACAGGTGCAAGCGCCAGCGAGTTCTTCAACGGCGACGTTTGCGAAATCATCATTTACAACTCCGCACTTTCGGACGCGACGAGAGCAACCGTAGAGGCTTATCTGATGACCAAGTGGGGCATTTAGTGACCGACCACGAAACCATCACCGTCGCCCTGCTCTACGCGGCCCTCGCGCTGGTCGGCCCGTTCGTCCTCACGCGACTCTTGCGGTGGGCCGAGAGCGACGACGCGCAGCGTCTGGCGTGTGAGATCGGGGCGGCGATTGAGGAGGTGGCGCGATGAGCAGTACCTACAGTCAGCTACCGGGCGAGCTTAACGTCGTGGTGGCCCACACTGACGGCCTGACGATCACCGGATCGCTCGGGTTCTCCACCGCCGGCGACACGCTCACGGCAGTGATCTATGAAGACACTGCCGCCGGGTATGCAGCTGCGATCGCGGCCACGCCCGCCCCGGCCGCGACCTGGTCTATTGCTCGCGTAGATAACTCAATTGGGGCGATCACGCTCTCGCTCGCGTCGTCGACCGTCAAAGGTCTGTCGCTTACCAAGAGCTATCGGTGGTTCCTGCGGTCGTCTGCCCTGGACCGCGCTGCGGTGTCTGGGACGTTCGCGCTGAGGGCTCCATGAGCGATATCCGCGTAAGCGTCACCGGCCCTGCTCCTTTCACCGTGAGAGTCACGGGGGCGACCGGCGTGCCGCCAGTGATCACTAACGGGCAGACGTTCGCCGTGCAGCTGGCCGGCGTTGGGCCTACTGGCCCGTCCGGACCGCGTGGTGTCACTGGTGCTCGAGGCGATGCTGGAGCCACTGGGGCGACCGGCGCCGCATCGACTGTCACCGGGCCGACAGGCGCTGCGTCGACCGTCACCGGCCCAACAGGTGCCGCATCGATGGTGACCGGACCAACCGGGGCAGCGTCAACGGTGCAGGGGCCAATTGGCCCGACGGGGGTAGCCGGTTTGGCTGGAGCAACTGGCCCGACGGGATCCACCGGCGCTAGAGGGAGCGACGGTGCAGTAGGTGCGACCGGGGCCGCGGGCACGGCCGGTGCCGTAGGTGCTACCGGCGTGACCGGGCCGACTGGCTCGCGAGGAAACGACGGTGCGGCGGGAGTCCAGGGCGCGACAGGTGCCACCGGCAGCACTGGACCTCGAGGTGCGGATGGTGCCGCCGGTGCGACCGGCAGCCAGGGCAATGCAGGCGCTGCATCTACAATCACTGGGCCGACTGGGGCTACGGGCAGCCCGGGGGCTGCTTCGACGGTAGCGGGGCCGACCGGCGCAACCGGAAGCCAAGGTGCGGCATCGACGGTCACCGGGCCGACCGGGCCAGCCGGTTCCGCTGGTGCAGCATCAACTGTAACTGGTCCGACCGGAGTTACCGGCGCTGCCGGATCAGCATCGACGGTGACTGGGCCAACGGGCGCGACGGGTAGCTCGGGGACCGCGTCAACCGTAACAGGACCGACAGGGGCAACTGGTGCGGCTGGTGCAGCGTCTGCAGTGACAGGGCCGACGGGCAGCACTGGCGCTGCGGGTGCGGCGTCGACGGTGACTGGGCCAACTGGAGCAACTGGCAGCCAAGGTTCGGCATCGAATGTGACCGGCCCCACGGGACCGGGCGGGGCTGGAGGTTCCACCGGGCCGACCGGATCCAATGCTGTTGCGCTTTCGTCTTATGCCACGACGGCAAACTTCCCTGCAACTGGGGCAAGCGGCACGCTGTATTTGAGTTCGGATACCTCAAAAATCTACCGGTGGGAATCAACGGTATACGTACAAGTCGAATGAGGAGTTGGTGTTCGCTATTTGTCGAAATAGCAGCGCGTGGCACAACAAACCGACGGAGTTAACATGCCATATTTCTCGTTGCCCGCCACGCTCAGTGGCAATGCCACGCAGCTGCAAGGCCGCGCTGTTTCAGCGACTGCCCCAGCCACCAACCAGGTCCTCGCGTGGAGCGGTTCGGCGTGGCTGCCCGCGACCGGCGTCACGGGGCCGGCTGGCTCCGACGGCTCGCAGTTTTACGGTGGATCCGGTGCGCCATCTAACGCGTTTGGTAAGAGTCGTGACTTCTGGCTGGACACGACCAATGGACGGCTGTACGGGCCGAAGGCCGATGGCTTGTGGGGATCTCCGCTGCAGCTGCAAAGCGGTGCCCAGGGACCTTCCGGCGTCACGGGTGCCACGGGGCCTGCGGGGCAGAGTTTCACCGGACCGACTGGAAGCGACGGCGTCACGGGGCCAAGCGGTGTGAATGGGGCGACTATCCTCGCTGTTGGTGGAACTCCAAATACCAACGTCGGCAAAAACGGTGACCTCGCATTCGACATCAGCGGCAAACAGTTCTTTGGGCCGAAATCAAACGATCTATGGCCGGCAGCGGTGTCGATCGCTGGCCCTACAGGCCCGACGGGCTCGCTGACTATCAACGACGTGATCACGGCCGTTGGCAGCAATGCCACGCTGCGGGCCGCGATCAAGGCCGCAGCAACTTCGTGAGGATCGGATGGTTGAGCATCTTCACCAGTTGGCCGTTCACGCGTACTACGCGGGCGAGCTCGATGCCGGCCGCCGGGCATGCGAGCGACTGCTGGGCATGGACCTGACTCCGGAGAAGGAGCGTGTCGTGCGACGCAACCGCAGCTGGTACACGCAGCGACTCGCCGATCTGGTCGGCTGCAGGTTTGTGCAGTTCTGCGTTCAGCCATCCCGGGAGGGCTGGTCGACCTTCAACCCGACGATCATCGCCAACGACGCTGGCTATCTGGCGATCGTGCGGTCGAGCAATTACTCAATCGTTGAGAGCCGATACGTGATCGCGGACGGCGATAGGATCCGCACTATCAACGTGCTTGCCACGGTCGACGCAGACCTGGCGGTTGTATCGCAATCTGCGATTCCTCAGCCCAGCTACCCTACATCCGATTATCCGGTGGATGGGTTTGAGGATTGCCGGCTGAACGCTGTCGACGGGGAGCTCGTTGTCAGTGCCACGGTCCGCAACTGGGCCGGTCGCGACGGTACATGCCGGATCGCCACTGCCACGCTGCTGCCACACGCTGCACACCTTATCGACTCAGCCATGATCGATGAGCCGCACAAGGGTCGGCACGAAAAGAATTGGATGCCGATCGTCGGCACGTCCGCATTTATTTACTCGTGCTGGGAAGCTGGCCGCGTGGCCACAGTCCGCCGCGACGGCTGGCAGTGGGTGATTGAGCACCACGCAGAATCGCCGGCGATCGCCCGCGGCTGGCGGGGCGGATCGCAACTAGTCGACATCGGCGACGGCCGCTGGCTCGCCCTGGTGCACGAGGTGGCCGACGACACTGGCGGCCGCATCTACGAACACCGGTTTGTGCTATTCAACGACGACGAGTGGCGGATCGTTGGCTGGTCTCCTGCTTTCGCGTTTCGCGAATCGCGGGCGATTGAGTTTGCGGCGGGGCTTGCCCGACGCGGCGACCAGTTGGTGGCAACCTTTGGCGTGCGTGACGCGGAGGCGTGGATGGCTGAAATGAGTGTGGCAGAAGTTCTTTCCATGATCGGGGGCAGCAATGGGTGACGAGCTCGAGGACCAGGTCGGCGACCGTCTGCGGATGCACTGGCTACCCGGAGACTGGTTTCCATGTTCGCCGGAGGCCGTCGGCCACTACGCAGCAAAGGCCCGCGTCTGCCGGAAGTACAATCCGACCCGCGTGATCGAGATTGGCACGCGGTGCGGCTACTCGCTCGCGTCGTTTCATCTGGTTGCACCGGATGCCAAATTTTTCTGCGTTGATGGTGCCCTCGACGCCGACAGCCCGGCGTGCTTGCAGCACTGGCAGAGCGTTGTTGACTCGCTTGGCATCGACGCCAATTTGGTTGTCGCCAACAGCCACGACCTGCGGCAGCTGCCGCAGGCAGACTTCGCCCACGTCGACGGCGACCATTCCTATGCGGGAGCGCTTGCTGATCTGCGGCTGGTGGCTCATGTGCCGGTGATCCTCGCCGACGACTGCGACAACCCGGAGGTCGAGCGGGCCGTCGAGGAGTTCTGCGAGGAGACTGGACGCGAGCCCGTCTATTACCACGACGGGCTGCGGAAGGCCGCCGTGCTTGTGGAGGTTTGATGGTCATCGGCGTCTACGCTCTTGCGAAGAACGAAGCCGCGAACGTGCCGGCCTGGGAGGCGTCGTGCCGCGACGCCGATGTGCGGGTGGTCACCGACACGGGATCGACTGACGACACGGTGCAGCTGCTTGAGGACCAGGGCGTGGACGTGGCCCGCGGAAACGTCGTGCCGTGGCGGTGGGACGACTCGCACAACCTGTCCATGCAGCATTTGCCGAGCCACGTTGACGTGGCGATCCGATTGGACCTCGACGAGGTTCTGGAGCCCGGCTGGCGTGACGCCCTGGAGGCCGCGTGGAAGCCTGAAACAACGAAGCTCAGGTATTGGTATCAGTGGTCGGATGCCCTGAGATTTAAAAGCGACAGGATGCACCTCCGCTCGGGCTACCGATGGACTGGGGCCACACACGAGGGGCTGGTGCGGTGGAGCGGCGGCGAGGTGCAGACGCACTGCGAGCAGACGCTGATCCGCCATCACCGGCAGCCCGGCAAGCAGCACAAGACCGACCTGACGCTGCTCCAGCAGGCAGTCAGGGAGGCTCCGCACGACGCCCGCATGCACTGGTATCTCGCCCGGGAACTTGACTACCACGATCAGCCCGGAATCGTGGAGGCGTTTGAGCACTATCTGACGCTCCCCGGCGGGGCCGCATGCGAGCGTGCCTATGCGTATCGCGTGCTCGCCCGACGGCAGCCGGAGCGAGCCGGCAACTGGCTCCTGCGAACGATTGAGGAGTCGCCCCACGAGCCGGAGGGCTATTTGGCCCTCGGCGAGGCGTGCTGGGATGCCGGAGACGCGGTAGGTGCCCTGCACTGGGCCAGGCGGGCATCAATGGCCCCCCCCGACAGACAGACGCACACAAGCGATCCGGCGGCCTACGGGCACCGAGCCCCGGAGATGGCCGCAGCCGCGGCCTACAGCCTCGGGCTGAAGCAGGAGGCCCTGGAGCACGCCCGCGAGGCTTTCCGCCGGCACTCGTCGCAGGAGACGGCCGCGGCCGTCGCGAAGCTGGAGCTCGAGCTCACGACAAGCATCCCCGGCCCGCAGGAAAGGTGATCTATGCCCACACTGGTTCCACACATCTCGCGAAACCTAGCAACGCAGCTGGCGGCGTCCCTGTCGGCATTCACGTGGGGCAGCGTGCCCGGCGGCACGATCGCCGCCAACATGCAACGAAAGCCTGACTACGGGCTTGAGGATCTCGGATCGCTTCGTGTGTCTGTGGTGCCCGGCCCGTACACGATGAAAACCGAGACGCGTGGCATGGAGTTGGCCGACACGACCGTCGGCATCGTCGTTGCCAAACACGTCGGCAGCGAGGCGGACATCGTCGCCCTGGAGGATCTCTGCCAGGAGATCGTGGATGCGATCCGGTCGAACTTTATCAAGCCCAGCGGCCTGCCGGAGAACAACGACTGGACAGAAGTCAGCAACCCCCTGCCCTACGATCCTGAGCTCCTTGAGGCCCGCAACGTCTTCATGTCGCAAATCGCCGTGCAGTGGGACATTCCGGTCGATAAGTGGGTGCCGGCGGCACCGACAGGCGCCACGGGAGCAACCGGCGCATGAGCATGCTCTCCCCGGGTCGGAATCCGCTTGGTGCTGGTCTATCGGGATCGGCCGGGATCCCGATGCGGATCAACTTTGATTTCTTTTTTGACCGTGCCAGCGTGCAGGCGGCGCTCGACAAAGCAATCTACCGGGGGCTCTATCGCACCGGTTCGGTGGTGATGCAGATCTCTCGCCGGTCGATCAAAAAGATGGGCATGGCAAAGCCGAAGCTGACGGTTATGCGTGCCAATCCTGACGCAACGCTTCGGCAGCTTATGTCAAGGAACGACGTCAACGCCCGCACGAAGCGAAAGATACAGGAAAGGCTATTTGAAATCCGGTTCAAGCCGCCATCGCAGGCCGGAACACCTCCGCACACCCACGCCGGCACGCTGCGCCGATCGATCACATACCAATACGATCCATCAACTCAATCAGTGGTGGTTGGTGGGTTTATGGACGGCGCGCCGTACATAGCAAGCTTGCACGAGCACGGCGGCACGCAGCGGATGGCAGCCTGGGCGTGGATCCCGAAATATGACCGCGGGTACAAGGGGATCATCGCTTGGTATCGCGTCGGCAAGGCGCCGCGAAATGCTGCCAACTGGGAACTCACGTCCAGTTTCCGAAAGACGTTCGCGTACCCGCAGCGTGCGTTTATGTTCCCAGCCCTCCTTGAAGGCATCCGCCGCGGACGAATCGCGAGCGAGTTCGCCGGCCGGTTCCGCAGTGGGTGATCAGGTATACTTACGATAGGTGCCCACCCCACGTGAGGAAGCTATGGCAACCACGATTCTGCTCGGAAAAGACACGACGATTTCTGGCCTGACTGGCGTTCAAGACGTCTCTATGACGATCGAGGCCGAAAAGGTCGACGCCACGACCAAGGGCAGCACGGGGATCTACAAACGAACCGTCGCCGGCCTGCAGGCGCGGACGCTCGAGGCCACCGTGCTCGGCGACTCAACGCAGTCATACGGCAAGGCCGTGAACGTCATCGTCACGCCCAGCGGCGGCACCGCGTTTGCGATCACTGGTGTTATCACTAGTGCCAAGCGGACGCAGCCTATCGCCGGTGCGGAGGCCGTCAGTATCACGATCAAGCCGGGCATCGCGCTCGACTCTGGCGACCAGGTCACCGTCTAACAACAACGCGAGGGATCTATGGCCAAGTACAAGCTCGGAAAGAACTCTCTCATTACCGCACCAGGCGTCATCCTCGACAACGTTGTCGACGTTGATTTGAACGCCAGCGGCGACGAGGTCGATATCACTGTTTTTGGCGACACTGAAAAGCAGGTCGGCTGCGGCCTGCTTGATGTGACTGTCGACGTGACGGCCACGCAGCACTCGACCACCGTTGGGGCCACCGGCGCGATTACTGTCGGCGGCATGACGTCGGTCGGGTGCGTCGTGCTCGACGTCAAGAACAAGGTCAGCCCAAAAGGCCGGAACGAGTACACCATCACCTACGCACCGACTGTGTCCTGACGCAGAGGTGACCTGTGGCCAAGGTCCGCCTCGCTCGAAGTCAATCCATCACTGCCGACGGCATTGTGCTATTGGGCACACGCGACTTTGATGTTGATCTAGAGCTCGACACGGTGGACGTCACGCCGTGGGATTCTGCAGCCCGCGGTGAGCTCACGCTCACCGAAATGATTACGATCACGCTGCAGATTTACCACGTCGAAGACGTGCGACGGTTTATGGCAAAGTGGAACCAGTTTCCGCCGAAGCCAGTGGCGATCGCGGTGGATGGTGCATCCGCTAACTTTTTGGTGCACAAGTGCAAGCTCTCTGGCCAATTCAGCGGCGTGTTGAGTTATGAGGTGGTTTTAAAACTCTGGCCCTTCAACTAATGGCAAAGTTCAAAACACTCGACGGCAAAGAATGGGTGATCGACGTTACCTATCTCACGGTCAAGCGCGTCCGCGATCTGTGCGGCGTGAACGTGCTCGACATCTGCAACCTTGACAAGGAGTCGCTATCTGGCTGGGTAGCAGACGACCTGAAGGTGCTCGAGGTCGTCTGCGCCGTCGTGCGGCCGCAGCTGGCCGCCATCGACATGGCTGACGACGAGTTTTTTGCCGCTTGCGACGGCCAGGTGCTCAAGGATGCGGTTGAGCGGCTGATGGATGAGGTATCGGATTTTTTCCAAGAGCCCAGGAAGGGGCTGGTCAAGAAGGTGATCAAGAAGCTGAGGGAGACGAGTCGGTCGATGGAGGTTCAAGCGGAGAAGGCAATCGATCTGGCGCTGTCCCAGTGCGACTTCGAGGAAGCCCTCAAGACGCATGGGAGCTCGGATTCCACTTCGCCGGAATCGTCGGCGTCGAGCCCTGGGGATTCACCCTCCGAGAGCTCTGCTGGATGGCCGAAGGACGGCAGCACGAAACCTGGACGCACACGGCGTCGCTCATGAGCCTGTGGGCTCAGATCCACCATTCTGACGAAAGCGGCGAGCCTGCACCAACCATGTACACGTTCCATCCGTTCTACAAGGTGCCGAAGCCCAAGCCGATGGAGGCCACGCCAGACATCCTTATGGCATTCGGATTTCGTCCTCTGACGCCGGAGGTGCCAGATGGCGGCTAGCGCAGGGGCAATCCGGGCCGGTTCTGCCTACGTGGAAATCTTTGCCCGCGATGGGCAGTTTCAACAGGCTATGACTCGGATGCGTACCCGCATGATGGCCCTTGGGACGCAGATGCGGCAGGCCGGCACCAGCATGGTGATCGGCGGGGCCGCCATCGGTGCGCCGATGGTGATGGCCGTCAGGCAGTTTGTCGCACTGGATGATGCACTCAGAGCGACTGCGGCGGCGGCCGGCGTCGGTGAGTCCGGGCTCGCGGCCATGCGGCAGTCGGCGCAAAACCTTGGACTATCTTTCGGGATGGCTTCCGATGAGGTAGCTACCCTGCAGGTCGAAATCGCTCGGGCATTTGGCGACAAGCTGAAGCCGGGCACAGACGCATTCAATGCCGTTACGCAGTCTGTGCTGGCACTGGCAAAAGCATCTGGCACTGATGGCCCGACCGCGGCCGCGATCATGACGGCAACGCTTTCGCAGTTTGGCATGGGTGCAGCCGAGGCCGCGCGAGTCGCAGACGTGCTCACGCTGGCCGCCAATGCCACGCTTAATAGCGTGTCAGGTCTGGGCGAGGCGCTTTCGTATGTCGGACCTGTGGCTGCCGACGTCGGCATGTCGCTCGAGGACACGGTAGCCGTGCTCGGAACGCTCGGAAATATGGGAATACAGGGATCAGAAGGCGGCACGGCAATGCGCCGTCTTCTGACGATCACTGGAGGCGAGGCCGAGAAGCTGCAGAAGATTTTCGGAGTGTCATTCCTCGACGCAGCAGGAAACGTGCGGCCTCTGGTTGATTCGCTGGCAGACGTCGCAAATGCAACAAACGGCATGGCATCCGGCGAGCGAGTCAAAAAGTTCTCGGACGCATTCGGGTTGCTCGGCATCACTTCTGCCAGGGCGATCGGAAACACTGCCGCCGACACTCGCAAGCTGGCCGATGCTCTCAACGGAGCGACTGGCACTGCCACGCAGCAAGCGCAGTTTATGGAGGCTGGAGTCGGCGGTGCGATGCGGCGGCTATTCTCATCGATCAAGAATGTCGGTGAATCGTTTGGCGCCGCGCTCGCGCCGGCGCTCATGTCTGCGGCATCTCTGCTGCAAGGATTCTCAGGTGTCGTTAACACCTTCATTCAGAACTATCCGATCCTGTCAAACATCATTGCCGGTGCGACGGCTGGTTTGTTTGTGTTTGGCGTTGCGGCGATCGCGGGCGGCATCGCTCTCCAGGGCCTTGCCACTGGCCTCCGCGTCATTCAAGCAGTGCTGCCGTTACTGCCCGCCCTGTTCTCCCCGATCGGCCTCTCTATCGCCGCAATTGGCGCAGCGATTGCCGGCGGTGTGATCATTGCCCGCACTCTCTCTCCAGCATTCAAGCAGGAGACCGACGCAATCGGCGCCGCTCTGATGCGGCTCGACTTTGGCGCCGCATGGGAGGTGATGAACATCAACCTCGCAATCGCCCTGGTGCAGATGCACCAAGCGTTCGCTCAGGCATTCGACCTGGTCAAGAACACGGTGATTGCCGCCAGTAGCTTTATTGGCGACATGTTGATTCAAGGGCTTGATCGGTTCATGGGGCTGTTCGGTGCGGACATCCTCACGCTGCAGGCTGGGTTTGAGAAGCTGGGCGTGTATTTCCGCGCGGCGTTTGATTGGGACTTTGCCGTGAACGGCATGAGCGACGCGCTCAAGAAGGTCGAGGCTCGCGTTGACGAGGCACGCCAGCGTGCACCGACCGCAGACGCTCGAGCAGAGCAGCGGAAGCAGGAACGCGAGAAGGCTGCCGAGGGGCGAAACGAAGAGATCAAAAAGCGTGACAGCGGGTTTGAGGACACGATCAAGGAGCTCAGGAAAGATGGCGCTAGGGCTCGCGATCGTGCCCTCGGCAAGACAGAGAAGCCACCAGAAGCGACGGTTGACGAGAAGGGCAAGCCGATGAAGCCAAAGGCTTCATCTGGCGCCCCCGGGGCACCCCCGCCGCCCCCCGAAACAAAGGCAGAGAAGGACAAGGGTATTGTGGCCGCCGGCAACTGGAGCGGCGTCGGGCTCTCGATCGGGCCTGAACTTATGAAACTTGAGGATCCCGCCCAACGGACCGCAGATGCCACGGAGCGGACGGCGGAAGCCGTTGGCGCAATCGCCGTCGGCCAGCAAGGCGCAGCCGCTGGAGTGGCGCCAATGGCTGCGGCAGCCGGCGTGGCCCCTGGCGAGTTCCAGGCGGGCCTCGACGCGGTCGCGTTGGCCGGCGCCGACCCAAACGTGACGGCCGAGCAGCTGCTGGCCATGCAAGGGGGCGGCGCTGCTGCAATGCCGCAGCCGTTCGGCAGCGGCCCAGCTATCGCGATGAACGTCGTGGCCCCCAGGGCAGCAGCAGGCCAGATGGCAATTGCTCAGGGCATGCAGACCGCTACGGAAACGTCGCAGGTCGGAATCGCGTTCCAGCAGTTCAGCAGCGAGATGGTAGCCGCGGTTAACGCCAACACTGAAGTGTCAAAGTCGATTTTTGGCGTGCTCAACAAAATCTTTGACAAAAAGCCAACGGAGGCAGCGTTCACGTGAGCTACACCGTATACGAACTCCGTGACAGCGAAAGCGGCAGCATCGACAACGAAGACCTTGAGTCGGGAGAGGTTTGGAACGTCACGAAGAAATACGTGATCGGCCAATGCCCCGGCGGCCTTGGTGAAGTAAAGGATGCGATTTCTCCTTATCTGCCGCGATACTGGTCATCCGCTGTTGGCTACTGGCGTCGCAAGGGAATCGCCATCAAGGGAATAGGAAAAGCCTGCTTTGAGTGCACCGGCGAGTACACCACGCTGGTCCCTGCTGGTAATGCAGATGGCGGTGGAGACAGCCAGCAGCCGGATGGATCTGGTCAGTTTGTTCCTGGGGCGATCGCGTGGGATACGACAGGATCCACAGAGCACATTACCAGCGCTCTAGGAGAGCGAGTGATCGGCGGCAGCAACGATGAGAGCTTCGAGGGCGCTATCAACGTCCAGGGCACGAGCGTGACGGGCATAGACAAAGTCGTGCCAGCGATGAAGTACAGCGAGACGTGGATCATGCCTGCCCAAATCGGCCTGTCGAGCACATTCGTAAAGGCCGTCTACTCTCTGACTGGCACGGTGAACGCGTCGCAGTTCCGAGCGTTCTCGCCAGGCGAAGCGCTGTTCATGGGCGGCCGAGCCCAGTGGAGCGGCGATCAACCCTACACGACAGTCACGTTTGATTGGCAGGCCCGTGCAAACGACGACGCGTTCTACGTGAAGGGGTTGCCCACAACCCTGCGAGAGGGGTGGGAATATCCGTGGGTGGTGTATCAGCCGTATTCGTCTGCGAGCGGACTGCTGGTGCAAAAACCAAAGTGCCTCGTCATCGACCAGATCTACAAAAAGAAAGATTGGTCTGCGCTCGGAATTGCCACTGCACCAGGAGCAAAGAAAACAGGAAAGAAAGCTACGGATGCTGCAACTGCTGCGGCCGTTGCAGCATTCCTAAACTAGCCACAATGGACCCACGCCAGAACGTCAACCCGGGCGATCCGATCCGTCTGGCGGCTAGCCAGATCAACGGACTCAATCGGCTGTTGACCCCGAATGCCGGGTTCAACGCGCAGACCGCCGGAGAGCCGCAGACTCCGTACACGTGGGTCATGGCAAAGAACAACACGGGCTCTACGGTTCCGCGGTGGGGCGTGCTCGCAATCACTGGGATGGATATTTCGCCCTCAAGTGGCGCCAACGCAGCGAGCCAGTTTGAGCAGCTGCCCGTCGTCGCCGGCGGAACGCCAAGCGACACGACGACGTCCTGGTGCGTTGCTGTGGAGCCGATAGCCGCCGGCCAGGTCGGACGAGTGGCGGTAGGTGGATGCGTTCAGGTCAAAGTTGAGGTTGCCGATTCCGCCCACACGTTCGTGAGGTGCAAGAGCTCGAGCTCCGAGCTTAAGAGCACCGACAACGGCGAGGGAGTGATTCTGTGGAAGCAGGGCACTGGATCTGCACAGTGGGCTCTTGTGCGGCTTGGCAACGGCCGCGGAACTCAGATCGACGTGGTGACCAACGTGACGCTCGCGACCGGCGGTATTAGCGTCGAGAAAAAACGTGCGTGGGTATACGGCCCGACGGGAATTTCCGGCTCTGTCATCGGCACGACGGGGTGCTAATGCCACTCGCCACCAAAAACAACGCGATCATCGTCACGGGCGGCAAGCTCGCAGAGAACTGCGGGTGCTGCGGTGGGTGGTATTGCGACACAATCTATGGCGCGTGCGTCGTTAATGGAGTATGCACAAGCAAGTGTGAAAGCGAGTGCGCGGCGGCAGGCGGCACGTTCCACGGCTCTGGCAGCGGCTGCTGCTCAAGCGTTACGTCGCAATTTCTTAACTCGGCAATGCCCAAAACTATCTTGCTGTCATTCTCTGGCGTAAAACCGCGAGCGTATGGGCATGGGTGCGGCGCGTATCCGTCTGGCACGACCGTTGACATGACCTACGACAATTCTTCCGGGTGGACACCGCTTGACGTTTTTGGAACGAACATCTGGCCCAGCACCATCACGCTGACCCGAGATGGCAGCGGTGCGACATACACGAGCTATGGCTGGAACGGCGCAGCAACAATGTATGACGCTCCGTCCTCTGCCGGGGCAACGATTGCCTGCTCGCACATAGCCAGCACAGGTTTGGTCGCATGGAGCGTTGCCTCGGTCGGAGTCGAGTCGTGGTCTCGACGCAAGTGTCTGGGTCGCGGCTCACCTTCCGAGTTTAACCCCGACGGGTTCGATGGCATCTCGTCTGCGCTCGTCTGGAACCTGTCGGCTACATGCAGCGGCAACTCGATTGACGGAATATCTTTGCCATCGCAATCAGTCGCTAGCTCAAACAGCTTCTCTCTCGGTGTCGCCGATCAGTTTCGTCCCCAGCCGTTATTCTGCAATTTAGACATTTCACAATGGGTTATCAGCGGCATCTCATTTACATACTAGTCACATGGCCTGTTATCAATCTACTAATCTGCCTAGCGGCTTTGTGACCACAGGTCGCACGTCCTACACCACCCAGGCCGATTGCAACCAAGCGTGCAAAGAGGGCGCGTGCTGCGAGGGCACGGCGTGCACGGTCAAGCCAGCCTGTCAGTGCGTGAGCGCAACGCAGAAGTTCGTCGGAATTGGCACAACGTGTGCAAGCGACACCTGCCAGTTTTGCACCGCAAACGGATATCCTAAAACAGGCTCCGGAGTTAGTCGGTGCTATTGCTACTGCACCGTGAATGGCGGCACTATTCCACAGTTTGTAAACGTCACGGTTAACTGGTCGTTTTCCAGTACACGCACTCCCTACGGAAGTACCACGCCGGAGTCTGTGTCGAGTTGTACTCGCTCGGGAACGATTACGGCCACACTGACGCAACAAAACTCTAGCCCATACACTGGGTGCCCGTGGTATGAATTAAAAACCGCAGATTATTGGCTGCAAGCGTTTTTTAGTTTGTCTGTGGAGGGCACGGCTGAAGTTGGCAGTGTCTTGGGATTCATAAATGTGTGCAACACCGGATTTGGGGCGCCGTTGGACAAGATCGTCATGGGCGCGGGACTAAATGAGACCTTCTTGAATGTGCTTACCCGTGACACAGGACTTGGTACGGGGATGTGTTTCTCTCGATTCATTGGCTCAAGCCAATCAAACTCATCGGGCGGGCAGAATATTTGCGATAACCTGCCGGGTTGGTCGTGCAGCAGTACAAGTCAGGTGACAATAAATGGATTCCAATGACACATCGTTCTGCGAGTGTGACTCTGCATTGGGCAAATGCCGTAAATGCGGGGTGTTGGATTTGTTTTGCGGATCGCCGCGAGCGTGCCCCGCTGCTGCGGCCGCAACCACGCAGTCTGTCGCCCCGCCCGCCAGCGGCCCCGGCACCGAGCTAAAAAAACTGCTCGCGCGCGTCGGCATCATCGCCACGCCGGACTGTTCCTGCAACGCTCGCGCCGCCGAGATGGACCGCCAGGGCGTCAAGTGGTGCGAGGCCAACCTCGACACGATCGTGGGGTGGCTCCGCGAACAGGCCGAGGCTCGCGGCCTGCCGTTCATTGACCTCGCCGGGCGGCTGCTGGTGCGGCGGGCGATACGCAACGCACGGCGGAACGCTTGACGCGCCTGCTCGCTGCTATTGCACGCGGTTACCGATCTGGCACTCTTGAAAAAGCCCCTCTCACGGAGGATTAATGCCGCAACAGCACGACGACATTACGCGGATCGCTCGCGAAATAATCGCACAGTATCCAAACCATCCGGCGCGATCGCTCGCGCGTCGGCTGGTGGAGCGTGCCAATGGTGCTATCACGCTCGATGCAGCCAGAAGCAGGATTAGACAACAGCTTGGTCAGTCCGGAAATAAAAACAGGAAACGTCCGACCACAGGTTTTGAGCGGCCAGCACGCCAACCCGGCGAGGGTGTGGCGATGCCGAGCAGCAAGGCCCCCGCATGGGAGCCGTTCGACCCGCAACTCCCGGGACTGTGGGGTGTGCTCTCCGACGTCCATGTGCCTTACCACTCCGAAGTCGCCCTGAAGGCCGCGGTCGACCACCTAAAAAAGCAGCAGATCGTTGGCTTGCTTCTCAACGGCGACATCGCAGACTTCTACTCAATCAGCAGGTACGTGAAGAATCCAGCCAACCGAGACTTTGGCGACGAGCTCGCCCAGGTGCGACAGCTGCTCAAGTGGATCCGGCAGGAGTTTCCCGACGCCAAGATCGTCTACAAGCTCGGCAACCACGAGGAGCGTTATCAGCACTGGCTATGGCAGCATGCCGCCGAGCTATCTCTGCAGCCGGAGATGAGCCTCGACGTGTGGCTGCATTGCAACCTCTATGACATTCGCATGGTGGGCGACCAGCTGCCGGTGATGCTTGGGAAGTTGCCGGTCTTGCACGGTCACGAAAAGGGCAAGGGAATGTCGGCCCCTGTGAACCAGGCCCGCGGTGCGTTCCTCCGGCTGCACCACACCGTGCTCGAGGGCCACGGCCACCGCACTTCGGGCCACTGCGAGCCAGACATGTGGGGAAACGAAGTGTTTTGCTGGTCGACTGGGTGCCTTGCGGATCTGCGGCCGGAGTACGCGAGGATCAACAAATACAACCACGGCTTCGCCACGGTCGACGTGCACGCCGACGGGTCGTTTGACGTGGCAAATATGCGGATCACGAAAGACGGCGTGGTACGCACCTCGTGAGACTCACAGACGAATACATCGCAGAGGCCCGTCAGCGGGCCTATCGGTATCAAGGTCAATGGACGGGCTCCGAGGGATCGCTGGCCGCCGACTCAGCACGAATGATCATTGAGAGGAAGGAACTTATGGGAACGATCGCGGAACTAGAGCAGGACAACGCGGCCATGCGGGCAGCCATCGAATCACGCGGCGGATGCTGCGACGGCGGAAAATGCCACGCCCCCCCCGCCCTCAATCTTCCGGAGGGATACGCCGACTACACGCTGACGCCGGCCGTGCCGGTGCCGGAGGCCACATTTGAGGATCCGATACCAGTGGCATCGATGGCTCCTGAGCAGCTAGATGCCGCGTGGGCGGGAATCAAAGAACGGCAGCGAGAGCTCCACGAGCGGCTGCGCGACCCCTACGCAGCCGATCCGCTGGAACGGCGAGTTGTTGGCGGCGAGCCGGGAGACGTTTCGGCCGTTCCTGTCGTGATGCCGCAGGCCGGGACGACTGCGAAGTTCGGCACGGGTGCCGTGCGGTCCGGCACGTTCGAAGAGTTTCGGTACGACCTTGTGTCACCGATCGGCCTCCGCGAGGTAGCTCGAGCGTGTGCGGAGGGGGCTGAGAAGTACAGTGATTTCAACTGGGAGAAAGGGATGCCAGTGCACGATCTGCTCAACCACGCGATCGCCCACATCTACCAATTTCTCGCCGGCGACCGCAGCGAGCCGCACCTGGGGCATGCCGGCTGGAATCTGCTTGCGGCGATCCACTCGCACGAGCTATGGCCCCATCTGAATGACGGCAATCTACGCGCCCCCGGCTGCAAGCCGCCCACCTGAACAAAGGTACAATGACGGTAGGAGCAGCATGTGAAGGCCCAACACACTCGACTAGCCGACACGCTGTTTCGCCACGGACCAAACGGCCGCGAACCGCTGGCGCCGCCAAGCGGTGAACACGTCCACTACCAGCCGCTCCGCAGGGCCGGGATCGGCGTGATCACCTCTCGGCCAGCGACCGCCGAAACCACTTGCCGGTGTTGGGCGTGCCGGATCGGGTTCAACGTGGACCACTCCAAGCCTCCGAGGTAGCCGATGCCCACGCTCACACTTGGTTCGTACAACCGGCTCACGTTCTCGCTTGCCGATACGCAGCTGGTCGGCAGCGTGACAGGTGAGGTGGAGGTGCGATCCTCCCAGACGGTGTCCAACGGAACGGCGGCGGGCCAGGCGAATGTGGCTTGGGCCACCGAGGTCACGCTGGCCGCCGGCCAGGCTTACTCATTCGACCTGACGAATCTAGCCGCGTCTGCGTTTGGCTACGTTGGAAAGATTAGCGTGGCCACTCTCAAAGACGTGATCGTTGTCAACAACGAGACAACCGCCGGGCGGTACGTGCTCTACGGCGTCATCTCCGCAAACGACACGACCGGCTACGCGGCGCGCATTAACCGTGGCGGCAGCTACCGCTGGACCGACTACCAAGACGGCATCGCCGTTACCGCCGGCAACAAGACGATCTACATCGCAAATCCATCATCCGGCAGCGTCACGTTTGATATCGCCCTGGCTGGCGTTGGCACCTTCTCGGACAACTCCTAATGGTTGCAGTCGGCGAAAACCTGCACGCGATCGTGACGCAGATCGGCGCGTTTTTGGCGGCCGCACGGACGCAGGCTGCGGTCGGAATGACGTGGCAGAAATTCGGAGAGCTGCTTGTGCAGCTGCTGCACCAGGCCGTGACGGCACTCGACGCTATCTCAGGGCTGACTGGTCCAGAGAAAAAGGCTCTGGTGCTAACCGCGGTGGCGTCGCTGTTTGACTCGGTTGCCGACCGGTGCGTGCCGATCACGCTGTACCCATTTTGGTCCATGATCCGTCCGGCCACTCGCACGCTTGTGCTCGCGATCGCATCTGGCGGTATTGAGTCGATGCTCCCAATCACGAGGTCTGCATGATCACTCTGTTGCTCGTTGCCGCGGCTGTGGCGTTCCTGTTCTGGCCGCGCGGCGGCGTTACCAATGCTCTGCCCAAATTTCCTCCGGCCGAGGATCTGTTTCGCGTGCCGCCGCCGGCAACTCCGAAGCCTCCGCAGGCCCCGGATGCCCGCGACGCGATTGACTCCCTGCTCGAGGTCCGCGACCGGCTGGCGGCTACCGAGGCCCTCGACGAGGACTCTGCCAAAGCCGTCGACATTCTTTGGTTGGACCTGCTCCACGGAAGCAAGAAATGACGCGTGAAAAACTGATCGTGGCTGCCGCTCTGCTGGCTGGTGCGCTACTCGCGGCCTACGTTGAGTACGGCCCGCGAAACTCAACACCACCCCCCGGGGGCGAGTTCTCGCTCCGCGGCAAGTGGATTGGGCCAGCGGCCGCCGAGGACGCTGCCGCGTTTGCCGGGCTCTGTCACGGCATTGCCGACGCCCTAGAGGCCGACGGCAGCCGGCCGCAGCCGCGGATCACCACGGGGGTGCAGATCGAGGACGTGAAGGTGGCCGCGGCCGAGGGCCGGTTCCTGCCGCGACGGCTGACGCAAGAGCAACCGCACGCTGTGGCGGCCGCCGGAAGATACCTCGACGAGGTGGCCGGCACGTCTGGCGGGCCGCTCGACGCCGCTGCTCGAGGTCGTTGGGTGGAGGCTTACCGGGCACTGGCAACCGCAGCGGAGGAAAGCGTCCGATGAGAATTACCGACGTCGTCTGGGAAATCATCGATAACGGTCTCTACGTGTTGCACCTGATCGCGGTGCTGTTCATCGGCGTGTCGGCCGTTGCCTGCCCGATCTGGCTCGGCATGATTCACGCCGAGCTTGTGGCGATCCGCGATGAGATTAGGGCTATTGAGATCAAGCCAGAAGACGGCCCCGGGCCGGTGCTGCCACGCGTGCTGCCGCGTCTTCGCCGCATCGGCGAGGAGGCTGAATGACTCGCATCATCCGAGCCTGGACCTGGTCTGCGATCGCGTTCGTAATCGTTGCCGCTCTCATCGGCGCTGTTGTCGACCACTACGCTCATCGGCTGCTGCGGCGCGTCGATGCGTCGTTTGGTTACACTCCCAACCCGGAAGGAGTTCGCCAGTTTCTTCGCGAGCTACACGAGCCGACGTTCGCACAGGCCGGTGCGGACGCGATGCGGAACGCCACAGGCCGAGACACGTTCCTCTACCGTGCCGTGAACGTATCGCACCAGAGACGCTACGGAAAACCGTGGCAGTGCTGGAACCAGGGCAATCATGGAAGCTGCGTCAGCTTCGCGTTTGCCCTGGGCGAATATGCCGCGGAGTGTGTCGACCACGTGGCCGGTAAGACGAAGCAGGCGCCGCTGGAATGTGCCACTGAACCAGTTTACGGCGGAAGCCGCACCAGCGCGAGACTCCCGCCCCTAGAGCGAAATCTCGGAGGAGATGGCAGCTACGGTGGCGCCGCGGCCCGCTGGCTCACCGGCAACTGCCAAGACAAGACTGTTGGCGGTGTGCTGTATCGCAAACAGTACGGCGCGGTCGATCTGAGCACGTACTCAATTCCGCTATCGCAGAAGTGGGGTCGCGACGGCGTGCCGCTCGAGCTCGGCCGCGAGGCTGCCCAGCGTCGAGCAAAGTGCGTGCAGGTCCAGACTTGGCAGGAGCTCTGTGCGGCGATTGAGCGCGGCACGCCCGTGGCCATCTGCTCGCAGGTCGGCTACGGCCCCACGCCTCGCGTGCGTGACACTGACGGCGCTCTTTCAAGGGGCTCGTCTTGGTCTCACGCGATGCTGGTATGGGGCGTGAGGCACAAAAGCAACGGCTCGCCGGATGACATGGGGCTCATTCAGAATTCGTGGTACGTGAAATGGGTGTCAGGTCCGCGGTGGCCAGACGACCAGCCGGATGGCAGCTTTTGGGCTCGCCGGCGAGACATCGAAGCCGCCCTGCAGCAGGGCGACTCGTGGGCCATTGGCACGAGCTACGAATGGCGCGATCTGCAAAACGCTGACTGGGGGCTGGCACTATGACGCTAATCGTGTGGGCCATTTTCGGTGCGATCGTTGGCGGCATCGCCCGTTCGCTTTTGCCGTCAAAGATCCCGGCCGGCTGGCTGCCGACGATTGCGATTGGCTGCATCGGCAGCATCGCCGGCGGCCTCCCGTTCGGCCACGGCCCGGCCGGGTTCGTGGGCTCAATTCTTGGGGCTGTTGCCGTGTTGTATCTGCACCGTATCTGGAGCGAAGCGAATGTCTGACCAGCAAAAGAAACTCATCGTCGCCGGTGTGATTGCCGTGGCCCTGACATGGTGGCTTGCTACTGCTCCGGAGTCGCCGCTGCGGCCGGCTCCACTGCGGCCCGACAGGCCCGTCCTCCGGTTCCTCGCCCGCGTGGCCGGCGTGGCCGCTCGGTTTGGCCTGACGGCCCTGCTGTTCGCCGAGCCGGCCCCGCAGGATGCCGACGAGGTACACCTGGCTCACGACGTGCTCGGCCCCGACGGGCACCAGCAGCTGCGAAACGAGGTGTGGTGATGTGGCACTGGATCCTCTACGTGCTGGCATCGACATCTGCCGACCCGCAGCTGCTTGAACAGGAGCGCGCCCGCACGGCCGGTGCCGTCAACGTGGCATACGCGTCGCTTGCCACAGAACCGGCCCCTGCCCCAAAGCGGGATCCGGCGGCCCCGGCCGTCTGCCCCTGCGGCGGCAAGGGCTATGTCGTGCGATCTGACGGCTCTCGATGGGCCTGCCAGTGCAAGACGTGCCCAAGTGGGAAATGCCCACCGAGGTGATTGTGGAGCCCGTAGAGCGACTCACTGATCAGATCGCCAAGCATCTTGGCAGCATCGCCGAGGACTGCGGTGCCGCGCGGCTGGGCGCGATCATGCGGCTGGTCATCCGGCATTGGCCACATGAGCACCTCCGCATCATCGCTCGCTCCGGCGGCAAGAACCACGCGGACCTGGTGCACGTCGGCCGGCTGCTCGCCGCCCAGGTCCGCGAGCAGTGGGAGGCCCGGAACGGAATCTCCCCCGACTGGGATCTCGTGCTCGCGAGGGCCGCCAACGCGTGCTGGCTGGTGCTGCTCGAGCTCTGGTTCCGCGACACGGATTTCCGCGTGACGCTTAAGGTGCTCACTCGGAAGATCGCGGAGCCGTCTTAAGGTCCTGCGTGGCCCTGCGAATTTCTTTCGCGGCATCCTTCATGGCCTGCTTGGCCTCCCACGTGACAATGGTCTTGAACGCAAACGCGGCAAGCAGTCCGCCAACGAAAACGCCGATGGTCACCTGGGCAACGCCGCTGATGAAACCTGCGATCGGATCTGGCTTTTGCTGGTAGTACATGCGATCCCTCCTTGTGGGTGAAAAGATCGTATGTGTGGGGCAGCGGGTGAGTGAAGTGAACGGCCGTGCACACGTGACAAACGGTTGGTCGTCCGCCCTGAATTGTCCGACATTTCATCACGCCGCCGGCGGCTAGTCCCACGACCGCCCGCACTTGTGTGGGTGCTCTTCAAAGTCGCCGCACCAATCGCCCACGCCAACTGTTGGCCACTCAGCAGAGTTGCCGTCGATCTCGCCACGCCGCGGAGGCGGCCGCATCCTCAACGGCTGCGGCGCGTACTTCCGGCACTCGCCATCTTGATCGATCATGATCTCTCTGAAAAACCTGCAACGCTGGCAGGTTTTCGATTCGTCGCTATCAAGGCCGTCATCTTCATCGCGTTCCATGCCGCACTCCTTTCGGTGTGGGCGTATCATACGAACCACAAACAACTCGGCGAAAAGTGGCAGCGAGCGGCACTGAGTGGCGTTGGCAGTCACGCCGCCGGCCGCTCCGGCGGCTCCTCGCCAAGGTCGAGCGGCGGCAGCAGGTCCGGTGCCGTCGGCCCATCGCGAACGATGTTCGGATCGAAATAGCTTTTACGGGTCGTGCTCGGCCTGTCGTGGTCAGCGAGCCTTGTGGCGTCCCCACCGGCAGCGTGGTAGTAGCTCAAGGATGCTTTCCTAAACCCGTGGAAGCCCCGATAGGTGACGTCTGCACGCTTGCAGAGGTGCCGCAGACTGGACCAGATCGACGTCGGCCTGCGATCCCACGGCCAGACGATATCCTCCGGCTTGCGCTGGCCGGCTCGCAGCATGTCGGTGGCTTGCTGGTTAAGCGGTCGCACAATGTCACGCGTCTTGCCCTTCCTCGTCTGGCCAAGGAACGTGATCTCGCGGGCCTCAAGGTCGATCTGCTCCCAGCGGAGGGAGAGCATCGCACCGAGCCTCTCGGCCGTGAGCCACGACACGTAGATTTGCGTCGACCACCACCAAGCGTTCGTCACGCCGGCGATCGAGCCCTTGTACTTGTCGCTCCGCGTCCTGGCGAAGCGTATAAGCTGCGCAACGTCGGCAGACGTGTACGCTCGCGGAACTCGCTCGACGGCACGGTAGGGCGGCAGTGATGGCCACTCGACATGCTGACCATTGCTGGTCAGCAGTTTTTTCTTACTTGCGTAGGTCCAGACTGCAACCAGCTGAGTGCGATCTTTCAAAACTGAGTTTCGCGCTGCGATTTTCCCACGGTGCGGCGTCACCTCACGCCACCGCAGAAACTTGGACACGACCAGGTCGTCGAGGTCGTCGAGCGTGGGCTCGGGATCCACGCGGCCGGGCACCGTCGCGAGGTAATCGCGAAACCGGTCGAGTGTCTGCATGTAGAGCGAAACTGTTTTGTCGCACAACATGTGGAGCGGGGCGTATCGATCAAGAAGCAAAGACCTGACAAGCATGGCGACGTCCTTCGCGGCAGTGGTTTGCGAATGCCGCTGACCGCGAGTGCAGTCATGGCGGCATCCGTGCCGAGGTCGTCGAGTCTACTGTACAGGTGTACAAGTTGGCAATACAGCCGTTCATTTTCCGACCTGCATGCCCTCCGCTCGACAATTCCCGGCTGCTCCCACCCTACGGGTGTGGCGGCCGGGGTGTCAAACATCAGTCTTTTTGCCCAAATTGACGCGGGTAAGCGTATCGGTAGTATGGGAGCATGATCCGCATGGCCATCGAACCGACAAAAAGACGTTTGGTCCTTACTCGTGAGGCCGCGGAGATCTACGGCTGCACGATGGGACGCATTCGCCAGATGGCTAGGGCCAAGACGATCTGGAGCGAGAAGGTAGGCCCTCGGGCCGTGGCATACGATGCCGCCGAGCTCGAGCGGCTGGCCAAGGCCCGCGACAAGGCCCGCGGCAAGGGAAAACTTCGCGGCACCCCCCCGGGCGGATTTTCGCCCGACACGTGATTTTCCCGTGTCAAAACAATTGTCAGAAAAACTTCTGAACTCGGCTTGATTAAGCTACCGATATCGGTAATGATCTTTCGCACACAAACGGAGAAACCTATGAACGAAATTGAACACCTCGCCGCCGCCGGATGCCGCTTTGTGCGGCTGGCCCGTCGCGAGAAGAGGCCGCTCGGTGCGGCTTGGCAGACGAAGTCTGCCGGTGACCTGAGCGTGGTTGCTGGCTGGCTCGAAGCCGGCAGCAACGTCGGCCTGCTGCTCGGCCCAGCTTCCGGCGTTGTCGACGTCGAGTTCGACGACCCCGCCGGCGTCGAGCAGCTTGCAGCGTTTGGAATCACCGACATTCACACGCCAACGTGGCGATCGGCCCGCGGCGAGCACCGGCTCTTCAAGTGGGAGCCGTGGATGCCTTTGACAGCCGTGGTCAAAGCCGACGCGTTGGAGATCCGGCTCGGCGGCCGTGCGGCCCAGTCAGTGCTTCCGCCGTCTGTGCACCCCTGCGGTGGCAAGTATGAGTGGATCGTCCCGCCATCGCTTGTCACGATCGCCCCATTCCCTGCCCAACTGCTGCGAGGTGTGCCATGCAACGCATGACCTGGTCCCGCGTGATTGACAGCCTCGTGATGGTGCGTCTCGGCCAGGAACTCGGCACCTCAAGCGAGCTCGCTCAGTCGATTGCTGGCGTGATTGATGCAGCTATCGCCGTCCTCGGAAGATTCTGCGGTTGACAAAGCTACCGACATCTTTACCATTTGGCAAAACCTACCGACATGTGTAGCAAAATAGTCGAAAACAGCCTCATTGAACGGCACAAATCACCCAAACGGAAAACTTCATTGACAGCAGCGCCAGCATGAATATGCTGGCCAGAGGTCCACTAATGAACAGCTGTACACCAGCCGTTAGGGGTGGCGAAAGGACCGCCAGACGTCGGAGACGATTGGCGGAAGGAGGCCGGTGGAACCGGCATGGCACGGAAGCGACGATCCCGCAACGCACGACGCCGAGCGGGGTTTTTAACTAGGAGGCAACGGATGCCGACAGCACGACGCAAACCGAAACCCTCCACAACTCAAGGAGGCCAGCGTGATCACGGACGACAACGGGCTGCCACAAAATCGCGGACGACGGGGCGGCGGGACGCTGCGGCCAGCAGACCCCTCCCCGGCCGAGATCGAGCGACTGTGCGAGATCATTCGCCAGAGTTGGCCGGCGTGGCGGCTGGACACGGGACGCGAGGACTGGGTGGTGCAGGAGCACTACGGCAGGCTCGCGGAGGAGATTCTAGGGGTCCGGTGATTATCGCCGCGGCCGCATCCGCCCTGCTCATGATCGAGCGTCTGAAGCTTTGCAGAGCCCTCGCAGGCGACGGCGCGTGCGAGGACGGCGAGGACTGGGACCTCGACAAGCGTATCGCCCGTGGCGATCGGCTGGTGGCCTATGACGTCATCACGTCGTGCATCGACGACCTAGAAGCGTTTCGCGATCAACTGGGGGAGACGTTGCTCGGCGCCGAAGCGATGGCACGGCTGGCGGCCCTCGCCGCCAAGAAGGAGGCGCAGCGTTCATGCTGATTCTCAGTCGGAAGATGGATGAATCGATCGTTTTTGAGGGCCTCGGCATCGAGGTCATGGTGTGTGCAATTGATCGAGGTCGCGTGCGTCTTGGCGTCAAAGCCCCAGCTGGGGTGACGGTGCTGCGGCATGAGCTCCTCGAGCGGATGGATCCGTGGACTATTCAACAGAAACCAGAAGGAGTTGCAAATGAGTTTGAACCAGACCCCAACCCGTGATTCTCGCACCCGGTCGCAGCAGCAATGCGAACGAAGTGCTGCACTCGGGCGAGCGTATCGCGCCGCCCGCGTGATGGTCTCTGGCATGGAGCAGTTGGAACGTGGCCTCTATCGGGTCGAGCCTGCGGATTTACTGGCGCTCAGGACGGCGCTGGCCCAGGCTGCGACGGTCATTCGGAAAGACGAAGGGAGCTCGACATGAGTGGAGTATTGAACATCACACGCGGGCGCCGCCAGGCGGCGGTCCGCGGCACGCTGTACGGCATCGAGGGCATCGGGAAGACGACGCTCGCGACGCAGTTTCCTTCCCCCCTGGTGCTCGACACGGAGGACGGCACGAACCACCTCGACGTGGCCCGTTCGTCCGTTCACGACTGGAAGACGTTAACGCTTGCGCTCACCGAGCTCGCGGTCAACTCGCAGGGATTCAAGACGATCGTCATCGACTCGGCAGACTGGGCCGAGAAGCTGCTGGTCGAGTGGTTGCTGAAAACAAGCGGGAAGAAGTCGATCGAAGACTTCGGTTTCGGCAAAGGCTATGTGATGTTGCAGGAGCACTTTCAGCGGTTCCTGGCATCGTGCGACGTGCTCGTCGGCCAGGGCATCAACGTCGTGTTCGTGGCTCACTCAATGGTCAAGCGAGTGAGCCCGCCGGATCAGACCGACGGGTTCGACAGATATGAGTTGAAACTGACCAAGCAGGTGTCGCCACTGCTCCGCGAGTGGTGCGATCTGCTGCTGTTTTGCACTTATCGCACCAAGCTGGTCGAGGGCAGCGACGGCAGGCT